TGGAGGTCACCAATACTAAGGTGGCGGACATAGCGTTTAGGACAAACAGGAAGAGTAATGTTATTAGTGAGCGTCTTACGCAGGAGAATATAAGCATCAAGTTATTGAACGAGATGTTGCGCGTTATGAATTATAAGATTGTGATAGTTCCGAGAGAAGCGAGAATACCGGAAGGAGGTTATGAAATAGAATGACGTACTTCTACGCTAGGGTGAGCACGAAAGACCAGAATCTTGAGAGACAGCTTGAGGTTGCGAAAGCGTATAAGCAGGTTGATAAAGTTTTTTCTGATAAACAGAGCGGAAAAGATTTTGAGCGTGAGCAGTATCAGGCGTTGAAGGCTGTTGTTCAACCGGGCGATGAGGTTATTGTTAAGGAGTTGGATAGGCTTGGACGTAACAAAGAAGGAATAAAGGCTGAGATAGAATGGTTCAGGTCGCGAGGAGTTGTTTTGCGGATATTGGATGTTCCAACAACTCTGATTGACTTTCAGGGGCAAGATTGGATATTTGACATGGTTAATAACATTTTAATTGAGGTGTTAGGAGCTATAGCAGAACAAGAGAGAAGGAAAAATAAGCAACGGCAAAAAGAAGGTATTGACGCAATGCCGGTATCAAACGGAAAACGCGTTTCTCTCAAAACCGGGAACCCCTACGGTAGACCGAGGCGTGAAATAAGCGATTTTGAAAAAATCCTAAAAAAACAAAAAGACGGCTTAATTACCGTCGTAGAGGCTTGTAAGGAGCTTGGCATAAGCAGGACACAGTGGTACAGGGCGATGAAGGAGGTGTCCTAATGCCCACACTTGAATTGACGAACGACAAACTGCGTTAAAATTTACGGGGCTATTCGCAGAGAAGAATAAATAACCAATCGAGCGCCAAGAGCGCCTTTCCACAAGGAGGGGCGTTCTTTTTTATGGATATAGAGCAGACGTTAAAGGCGATACGAGCCTTCATAGACAAAAAACCGGAGTTTGAAGCGTATCAGGACTACTTCGATATGCTTCGGGCGCTGGGTGAGACGGACAGGGCGGAGGCTGATAAGCACAATCGCTGGCTCCGCGGTGAGACAACGCGGAACTGTAAGACGGCAACAGACCCGAACGTGGTTGCAGACTTCTACAATCTGACCTACAAGACATACCTGTACGGTGCGCAGACCTCGTTTGACGACTACATGGTAGCTGTCGAATGGGATAGGGAGCCAAAGGCGAAGTTTTGGGTTCCGCGCCGGAAGGTGCTGGAGGGGCAGCACAAAATAGCCAGTAAGATACAGGCGTTTTTGGACGATGAAAATGCGCTGTTTTTGGCGTTCTCGATGCCTCCTGGCACCGGAAAGACGACGCTGATTAAGTTTTTGCTGTCGTACATCTACGGGCAGTATCCGAACAGCGCGAACATGTATGTCAGCTACGCAGACGCGATGGTGAAGATGGTTTACGACGGCGTGCAATCCATCTTGACTGATAATTTCGAGTACAAGTTCAAGGATGTATTCCCCGAAGTGCCTGCTCCTGTATGCTCTGCGGAGTATTACACTATTTCAGCGCGTAGGAAAGGCGATTTCCCGACGTTGGGGCTTATTTCCCTGGGCGGTTCGGTTACTGGCCGTACCCGTGCGAACAAACTGCTGATTACTGACGACCTTGTGAAGAACAAGGAGGTCGCCCGTAGCCCCGAACGGCTGAATACGCTGTTTGAGGACTACAAGGCGACGATTACGACTCGTACAATCGGCGACAATGTGAAGCAGATTATGCTTGGCACGATTTGGTCGGCACATGACCCGATTTCGCGCATGAAGAGCGAACACAATGGAGACCCGCGGTACATCTTCATCGCGCTGCCTGTTCGTGACGAGGACGGGCATAGCAATTTCAATTACGACCACCCGGACAGATATACGGATGAGCGCATCGCTGAGCTTGAGGCTACACTTGATCCAGTTGATTTCTCGTGCCTATATATGCAGAAAGGCATTGAAAAAGAGGGCTTGGCATTCCCGGCAGATGCCTTGGATTACTATGAAGGCGAGCTGCCGGATGGAGAGCCTGACAATATCATTTTCTATGCTGACGTGGCATTCGGCGGAGGCGATAGCTTTTCAATGCCGATTGCCTACATTTACGGAAAAGACGTGTACATACACGATGTAATATTCGACCGTGGCGACAAGACAGTTACTATGCCGCGAGTAGTTGAGAAAATCCTGAAGCACAAGATCAGGATTGGTCAGTTTGAGGCGAACAATGGCGGTGATTTCTATTGCGAGGAGGTAAACCGCATTCTCCGCGAAAAGCACAATTACTCGATGAACCTCGGTAGCAAGAAGGCTCCGTCGAATATGAGCAAATTGTCAAGGATTGAACAGCACGCCCCGGCAATTCGGCGATTCCACTTCAGAAGCAGGAATTGCAGGGATGCTGACTACAAGAAATTCATGGACGAGCTGACCTCGTTCAGCTTCACAGCGAAGAACCTGCATGACGACGCGGCAGACTCCCTCGCGGGGCTTGCGGACAAACTCTATCATGGCACATTATCTTGGGTTGAAATCGGCAAACGCCCGTGGTGAACCACAATATATAGTGCCAAACCACTTGACAAATACAACATATTGTGGTATAATATACGTGAAATGCAAGATATAGGGTTGGGGCATAACGTCGCGTTGATTTATGTTATATAGGGTGGGTGCTGCGACGTACTTGGGTTGCTTGCCCTTCTTTCCTCCTCCTTTCTCCCTGTTGGTGCCCGCGCAAGGAGTTCCCCCCTTCGCCTTGCGCGGGCTGCAGGCATGAATAACGGAAAAGGAGCGGTTATATGGGTCTGTTCGGCCGGAGAAAAATAGTTCTTGATGTAGTTGAAGTGACACAAGAAAACGTCGTGCAATTGCTGCGCGACGCTTTAGCCATACATCTTGTTAACGCTTCGGAAGTTGATCGCCTTTTCAATTACTACCGAGGCAATCAGCCGATTCTGAACCGCACAAAGGAAATTCGTCCGGAGATTTGCAACAAGATTGTCGAAAACCGAGCGAATGAGATTGTTTCGTTTAAGTCTGGCTATTTGTGCGGCGAACCGCTACAGTATGTCAGCCGTGGTGGAACGGAAGAGATAGCACGAGGCATCCAGGAACTTAACGACATGATGTTGCTGAACGGTAAGCCAGCGCGCGATAAGGAGCTTGCCGACTGGATGTATACGAGCGGGCATGGCAATCGGATGGTCCTGCCGAACAATGGCAATATCATTGAAGACATCGTGCCGCGGATTAGACGTGGCGCAAATTTGTCGATTAAGGACGAGGCTCCGTTCCGTGTGTTTACGCTCGATCCTCGCTCTTCATTTGTGGCATATTCTGCAACGCTTGGTGAGCCGCCGCTGATGGGCGTGAAGTATGTAGATCGCAAAATCAATGACGAGACCAAGCGCATATATAGTATTTATACTCCGAACAGCTACTTTGAGGTTATTGACAATAATGTCACAAAAGAAGTGCCAAATCCAATTGGTTATGTTCCAATCGTTGAATATCCGCTTAACACTGCCAGACTCGGTGCGTTCGAGATCGTTATTCCAATACTGAACGCAATTAATACCGTGCAGAGCAACCGGCTTGATGGTATTGAGCAGTTCGTGCAATGTCTTTGGGTGCTGTACAATGCCGATATTGACGACAAAATAGCGAAGAACCTGAGAGATGCTGGGCTTATCAAGCTCAAGAGCTTTGGTGAGAACAAAGCCGACATCAAGGTCATTGCAGAACAGCTTGATCAGCAGCAGACGCAGACGCTTGTGGACTATATGTACCAGACTGTGCTGAATATTGTCGGAATGCCGAACCGAAACGGCGGCTCAAGCACATCCGATACCGGCGCCGCCACAATCGTGCGAGACGGCTGGGCGGCTGCCGAGGCACGGGCGAAAGAAGATGAAATCATGTTTAAGGAGTCCGAGCGACAGTTCCTTAAGATTGTGCTGAAAATCCTCCGCGATACGGTTGGGACTCCTCTGAGCCTGTCGGACATCGATATAAAGTTCACGCGTCGGAATTATGAAAATATTCAAGTCAAGGCGCAAGTCTTGGATATTATGCTCAAGAACCCGAAGATTGCCCCGGAACTTGCGTTTACATATTGCGGCATGTTCTCAGACCCGCAGGATGCGGCGAGGCAGAGTGAAGAATACTTCAATAGCGTGAAGGCCGGGCAACTGGTAAATGGTGCTGTTGGAAGTTCTTTAGAGGGTGATAACAATAACGGATTGGCGATCTGAGGCGAAGCGGCTTGTGTTTGAAGAGGGCAAGTCGTGGGCCGAAGTGTCTGATGCCCTGCATGACCGCTTCCCTGATAAAACTTGGTGGCAAGTTCGGAATAAAGTGCGTGACTATATCAGGAGCACGCCTGAATATGCGGAGCGGCATAAACCAAACAGTGATATTCCTGATAAGTCAAGCATCGAATATTGCCAAGACGGAACAATCGTCTCTGAAAAGTTTATCATCCTCAAAGACGGTACGGATATGACTCCTGAGCGGATACTTGAAGCGCATGGCCTGAAGGTATCTGAGTGGGAAGTTATAAGCTATAAAAACAATTTCTGGAATAGCCAGGTCGCGGGTGGCGTTAAGCAAATTAGCTATCAGTCTAAACTGACCGCCCGCCCAAAGCGGAAGGGATTAGACTTTTCGGAAATAGACAAACACTTCGCAGAGCTTGAGCGCAAGCGATTTGTGCCGCCAGTAATAAAGCCGATGCTTGGCGATTTGATGGCCGAAGTGAACATCGCGGATTTGCATCTTGGGAAGCTCTGCTGGCATGGCGATACTCCAGAAAACTATGACTATAAGATTGCAAAAGAGGTATTTTTCAAGATAATCGGCGAGGCCGTAGAGGAACTTAGAGGAAAGCCGATTGAATACATTACCTTTGTATGGACAAACGACTTCTTCAACAGCGACACGATTGACAAGACGACAACCGCTGGGACTCGGCAGGATACGGATGTTAGATGGCAAAAGCTGTTCAATGTCGGTGTTGAGATGCTCGTAAGGGCTGTTGAGCAGCTGAGCGAAATATCTCCAGTCAAAATATTCTATACGCGGTCAAACCACGATGAAGTGAATGGCTATATGGCTCTCAAGTACCTTGAGGCGTGGTTTAGGAACGACCCGAACGTATCCGTAAACATCGACGCATACCCGCGGAAATATCAACTTTAT